CAGAAACTTTGCAACAAGAGATACAAAATCTTAGAGAGCAAATGGCTCAACTACAATATCAATTAGATATTAGAGTTACAGCTTTAGTTGGTTATCAAAGTACCTTAGAAGTGATAGAAGAACCTGTTTTAAATGGAAAAGGAGATAACGTTGATGATGTGGATTAATATATTTATGTGGATTACAGCTATTGTAGCCATAGCTTCACTTGTAGCTGCGGTTACACCAACTCCTCAAGGAGATAAATGGTTAACAAAACTCTATAAACTAATAGATTTTTTAGCTTTAAATATAGGCAAAGCTAAAGATAAATAATGCCTAAAAGAACCGTAATGGAAGTAGCCGCACATATAGAAAGACACGAAGCAGTTTGTACAGAACGTTGGCTCGAAACTATTCATCGAATAAAACGTCTTGAGTTATTTGTAATAGCTACCTTAGTTACACTTTTATTAAGTACGGGAGCTATCTTAGCTGATCAATTATTTTAAAATGACTAATGCCCTTACAAAAATACATTTTTCGACCAGGAGTTAACAAAGAAGGAACTGACTATTCTAACGAGGGTGGTTGGTTTAATTCAAACCTTGTTCGATTTCGCAAAGGTCTTCCTGAAAAAATAGGTGGATGGGCAAAAGCTACTTTAAGTACATATCAATCCACAGTTAGAGCTCTTCATGCTTGGGTAGATTTATCTTTAACAAGATATTTAGGTTTAGGTGCTACATGGAAGTATTACATAAAAGAAGGAGATAACTTTTATGATATTACTCCTCTTCGAGAAACCACGTCTGCAGGCGATGTTACATTTGCAGCAACTAACGGCAGTTCAACTATTACAATTACAGACACAAACCACGGCGCAGTAACTGATGATTTTGTTACGTTTAGTGGCGCTGCTAGTTTAGGTGGGACTGTAACCGCGACAGTTTTAAATCAAGAATATCAAATACTTTTAGTTACAGGTGTTAGTACTTATACGATTACAGCTAAAGATACTTCTGGCGCAACAGTAACAGCTAACGGTAGCGATAGTGGTAACGGCGGAAGTTCTGTCGTAGGGGCATACCAAATTAACGTAGGACTAGATACTTATGTGGAGTCTACAGGGTGGGGAGCAGGAACTTGGGGAGCAGGAACTTGGGGCTCAGCAACAGCGATTACAGCTTCTAATCAATTACGTCTATGGTCTCATGATAATTTTGGAGAAGACCTAGTTATGAATGTACGAGCAGGTGGGGTTTTTTATTACGACATAAGTACAGCTACATTAGGAACCACTAGAGCAATACCTTTAACAAGTTTATCAGGAGCAAATCTAACACCTACGGTAGCATTACAAGTTTTAGTCAGTGACGTGGATAGACACGTTGTTTGTTTTGGCGCTGATCCAATATCAGGAAGCTCGCGATCAGGGGCAGTAGATCCTTTATTTATAGCTTGGAGCGACCAAGAAAACGTTTCTGAATGGGAGCCTTTACCAACCAATACCGCAGGTTCTTTTAGATTGTCCGCAGGATCTCAAATTATTGGAGCACTTCGAGCTAGACAAGAAACTTTAATTTGGACAGATACTGCATTGTATTCAATGACTTTTGTGGGTCAACCTTTTACATTTGGTGTAAATTTAGTAAATGAAGGGGTTGGGTTAATATCCCCTAATGGAGCAGTTAATACTCCTAAAGGTGTTTATTGGATGGATAAAAAAGGATTTTATACGTATTCAGGTTCTGTTCAAGATATTCCCTGTACTGTTCAGGATTATGTTTTTAGTGATTTTAATGAAGGACAAGCTTTTCAATCATTTGCCTTTGTAAATAAAGAATTCGACGAAGTAGGATGGTTTTATTGTTCCTCAAGTTCTTCGGTTATAGATAAATATGTAGTTTTTAATTATGAAGACGGAGTTTGGACTATAGGAGATTTAACCAGAAGCTCTTGGTTAGATGAGGGAATATTTAACACCCCAATGGCTACGTATAGCACGAATGATGTGGGGTATTTATATAACCATGAAACAGGTAATGACGATGATGGTTCTCCTATGGACAATGTGTTTATAGAATCTAGTGATTTTGATTTAGGGGAAGGAGAAGAGTTTCAATCGATAAAAAGAATTATTCCTGATATAAAATTCACAGGAAGTGGAGGCACAGGTCAAACCATTAACATGGTAGTTAAAACTAGAAATTTTCCTGCAGAAAGTTTATCAACATCTACAACAAGCGCCTGCACCAGTAGTACTTCTAAAATTGATACTAGAATTAGAGCTCGCCAAGCAGTGCTAAGAATCGAATCAGATGACGATAATAGCGAAGGAGCAAGGTTAGGAGTAGGTTTTAGAATAGGTGCTACAAGAATGGATGTACAACCTAACGGCAGACGTTAATGGCTAAAATATTAGAAACAAAACTTCCTATAGCTATAGGGGAAATATCCCCAGAAACATTTAATAGACTCGTTAGAGTTTTAGAACTTAGTTTAAACAAAGTCGATATAGGTGCAACACCTACGTTTAATGAAACACAACGTAATGAAAATAAATTCGAAGACGGGGATTTAATTTGGAATATAGAAACAGAACAATTACAATTATGGAACGGTCTTAAATGGGTAGATATCTATACAGGAACCGAACAAGGGGTAGAAGGCGTTGCTTTTCTTGGAGAAATTACGGTTTCAACAAACGGAGCGACAACAATATCATTGTGATGAATAAAGATAAATTAATAGAAGAATTAATCAAAGACGAAGGATATAAATACGAAATATATCTAGACCACCTTGGCTACCCCACATTCGGAGTAGGTCATTTAATTTTAGAAAAAGATGAAGAATATGGAAAGCCTGTTGGTACTCCTGTTTCAGAAGAAAGAATTAAAGAATGTCTTAGTAATGATATTGAAATAATTTGTAATGAATTAAATAGAAATATGGAATGGTGGCAGGATCTAAACGATACCAGACAACGTGTGTTGGCTAATATGGCATTTAATTTAGGATTACCTAGATTAAGTAAGTTTGTTAAATTCTTAAAAGCTGTTCAAGATTCAGATTGGGAAAAAGCTTCAGAAGAAATGATGGACTCTAAATGGGCGACCCAAGTAGGGGATAGAGCAAAAAGATTAAAAATAAAAATGTTAAAAGGAGTGTAAATGAAGGGTGTAACGCATTACAAAAGAGACGGGAGACCCTATAAAGGGGGTACTCATAAAATGCCTAACGGAACTTTACATTCAGGGAAATCTCATGGCAAAACAAGTGAGAGATTATATCATTTTAAAGATTTAAGTAAAAAAGCTAAATTAAAAGTAAAAGGAAAAAAATAATGCCAAGTAAAAAAACACATAAAACTAAAGACGGCAGAACAGCTAAAAAAGGTCTTTATTACTATATAAATAAAAAGAAAGCAGAAGGCAGGAAGCCACGTAAAAAAGGAGCTAAAGGTGCTCCGACTGCTGCTGCTTTTAAACGTTCAGCTAAAACAGCTAAAAAACCTAAAAAGAAATAATGGCTACTAAGCGCAAAGAAAAGTCTATACGACGCACTACGAAAGGAAAAGGTGCTAATTACCGTAAGACTAAATCTGGCGCGGGAATGACGGCTAAGGGTGTAAAAGCCTATAGGAAGAAAAATCCTGGATCTAAACTTAAAACAGCTGTTACAGGTAAAGTTAAAAAAGGTAGTAAAGCCGCAAAAAGAAGAAAATCTTATTGTGCAAGGTCAGCGGGACAAATGAAGAAGTTCCCTAAAGCCGCCAAAAATCCTAATTCTAGGTTGAGACAAGCAAGAAAGAGATGGAAATGTTAATATGTATGAATATAGTTGCACAGTTGAAAGAGTGGTTGATGGAGATACTATCGACGTTGTGTTGGATCTTGGGTTTGATATTATGTATAAGTCTCGTGTTAGGTTATATGGGATTGATACTCCCGAGTCACGTACTCGTGACCTGGATGAAAAGGCTAGAGGAAAAATGGCTGGGGCTTTCTTAAAAGCTGCTATTGAAAAAGGTACTAAAGTTGTTATACAAACTGAAGTAAAAGATTCAAAAGGTAAGTATGGAAGAGTTTTAGGAAACGTTGTGGTTGACGGAGTTAATATAAATAAAAAGATGATAGAAAGTCATTTAGCTGTTGCTTATTTTGGACAATCTAAAAACGACGTAGAAGAAGAACATTTAGTTAATAGAAATAAATTAATTGAATTAGGTAAATTTAATCCTCAGGAGTTGTTATGAAAATAGGTGGAATATTAAAAAGTGTGGTCGGAGCGGTAGCTCCTACCCTAGGTACTGCACTAGGTGGTCCAATGGGCGGTATGGCGGCTAAAATGATTTCAGAAGTATTGGGTGTTCCTAATACTCCTAAAGCGATAGATAAAGCAATACAAGAAGCCACTCCCGAACAACTTCTCGAACTTAAAAAAGCAGAACAAGCATTTGAAATTCAAATGAAAGAGCTTAAAGTAGATGTTTTTAAGTTAGAAACAGCAGATATACAAGATGCAAGAGGTAAATTTTCTAAAGATTGGACAGCCAGAATCATGGGTATAGTTGTTGTGGGCGGTTTTATGGGCTACATATTTTTAGTCACCATCCAGCCTCCTGAGCAAAACTCAGAGGCATTGATAAACCTTGTTCTAGGCTACCTTGGTGGTTTAGCTTCTGCGATTATAAGTTTTTATTTTGGAGCGTCTCAGAAACAAGACTAATGGATCAAGCAGTAACATTTATAAACGAAGTTGGTTTTCCTATTGCAGCAGCACTAGGTTTAGGTTTCTTTATATGGAAACTTATCAATAGAATTATTGATGGTATGGAAACAAAGTTAGATGTACTAGACGAAAAAGTTGCAGTACAAATAGCAGCAATGGAAGAAAGGCTAGGGGGCAAACTAGATTCACAACATGGTATTTTAGTAGCTTTGATAGATAGAATAAGATCTCTTGATAATGAAATTATTAGGCAAGATACTATGATCAAAACAATCCTAGGAGTTCCTAATCTTATAGATATAGATAAAATCGCTAAAGCGGATAGAGACGACCAACGTAAAGATTGATGAACAAACATGATAATCTTTTTGCAATAATAGGTTTATCTATAGTATTACTTGTAGTAGTTCTACAACAAGTACAGGCTGATGAAATGGTACATCAGTTTAAAAGTCCTTCTTTTAACGGAGAAGGAACTTCTAGTCATTATTTAACTATAGAAAACCAAGAAGCTAATCGCAAACAAGCTATAGAAGAAGAAATACAGGCTCTTAAAGACGAAATAGAAAGAGAAGAAAATAACACAGTGGAAGCTAGGTTTATGCGCAACCTTACTTCACGAATTTATGCAAACATTGCTAGGCAAGTAGAGGCTGCATTGTTTGGAGAAGATACAAACAAAAGTGGATCTATGGAACTTGATGGAAACACGATAGATTATGAGATTACGGAAGAGGAGGTTAGAGTTACAATCACTGATGAAGACGGCAATACAACAGAAGTTATCGTACCTATTGGTGGTTTTACTTTCTAGTTGTGCTTTGATGATTGATCCGCTAGAAAATAATTTACCACCAATCAAGCATATACAACCTGCTTCGATTGAGAAACTATACACTGCTTTAGCGGATGTCGAAGAGCCTTCTAGGAAACCAGTTATTTCCGTATATGCTAATGATTTTAAAGATCAAACAGGACAACGTAGATCGAATGCTAAATATGCAACTTTTGCTACAGCAATTACACAAGCACCGCATGCATACCTTATACGAGCACTTAAACACTCTGGGTTTTTTGAAGTAGTCGAACGAGTCGCTCTTGAATCAGTTAGTAAAGAAAGACAACTAATTCGTTCAACTCGAGAAACGTTTGACGAAAAACAAAAACTCTTACCCCTCAAATTTGGCGATATGATTATGACAGGTGGAGTGTTATCGTATCAAGCAAATATAAGTTCTGGAGGAGCAGGGGCTAGAAATTTAGGAATAGGTTTTTCTAAACAATATAGAGAAGATATAATTACTATTAGTTTACGAACGGTCTCAGTAAGTACGGGCAGAGTCCTTACTGAAGTGTTGGTTACTAAAACTGTTTTATCAGCTTCTTTAGATAGTGATGTTTTTAGATTTATAAGTCAGGGAACAGAGCTTATAGAGATAGAAGGAGGAAATGTTAGGAACGAGCCGATGAGCGTAGCTTTACAAATAGCTATCGAAACAGCTGTGTTAGAAACAATTAAAGAGGGTTTAGATAAAAATTATTGGAGGTTAATACAATGAAAAAATATCTATTTATACTTATATTTTGTGCACCTATTTACGGAGCAGATAACGAAATATTCATTGATCAAAGTTCAGGAGCATCTAATTCTAATATAGATTTAGAACAGTTAGGTTCTGGTAATATTATCGGAGGAGCCACTGCAGCAGCAGGTTCTATGACTGATTTAAATTTAGTAGGGACAGCACTTAATTTAGATATAAATCAGATTGGCGATACAAACAAGTTTTTGGGTGATATTGTTTCAGATTCATATACAGGGTTTTTTGAGTTTGATGGCAACAGTAATACTTTTAATATGAACACCGATAAAACAGCAACTTACGGAGCAGATTCATCAAATGTTAATGTAGACGTGACTGGAAACAGTAATACATTTACTTTAAATCAAGCCACTTCTGCCTTAGCCAGTACATTAGACTTGGATTGGATTATCAATGGTTCTAGTAACACAATCACATCTTCGATCAATGTGGATGCTGCTACAAACTATGTCAACATAGACGGATCAGATAATGCTTTAACACATACAGCCACTGGTTATGCGGGTAATTACTTTTACCTAGACCACGACGGGGCTAATAGAACATTTAACATCACACAATCATCAACATTAGATAATGACTGGCTCAAAATACTTAGTTCTGGTACTAGCACTTCTACTGTCTGCGTCATTCAAAACGACCAAGGCACAGGCACAAGCTGTTGATATAGGAAGTATCAGTGAGCTAAAAGGTAATGCTCAGGTTGTACGAGACAAGCCGTATGGCGCAGAACTATCGTTTCCTATCCAGCAAATGGATAATGTCAAAACAGAAACTGGTCGAGTCGCGATTACGTTTGCTGACGATACGATTGTTCGCGTTATGGATCATAGTAGGTTAGTTATAGATACATATATTTATGATCCTAATCCTAAAAAATCTGAGATGGCTCTTAGGTTTGCTAGTGGAACAGCAAGATTCGTAACAGGTAAATTTAATAATAAAAAGAATATAAAAATCAGTACTCCTAGTGCTGATGTGTTTGTTAGAGGCACAGATTTTACAATTACAACAACTCCAGAAACAGGCGCTTCTTTAGTTATTTTATTGCCCGACGAGTACGGAGAATCTAGTGGGGAGATAGTTGTCGCCACAGCTATGGGGCAAGTTGTATTAAACCAACCGTATCAAGCTACAACAGCTATGACCTATAATCAAGCCCCTTCTAAACCTGTGACGTTAGATATAAGTTTAGAGTTTATAGATAACATGTTAATAGTAAACTCTCCTAATGAAAAAGATAATATAGAAGAAGAATCACAAACAGGTACTACAGCAGATTATTTAGATTTTAATGATTTAGATGTAGATTTTTTAGCAGAAGATTTTTTAGATAACGAAGCTGATTTAACATTTACAGAACTAGATATAAATTATCTTGACGTAAACTTTCTTGAAGACTTACTTAATATACTTGATGCTTTAGCCGTAGGAGCTGAAGAAGATCAATTAAATCAAATTGCGACTGGAATAAAAATAACAGGTACACAAATAGGTCAGGACAAAGTAAGCCAAATAACAACAATTATTACAGGACAACTTATTAGTTTTAGACGAAGCGTAGGAGAAACAGTACGAATAGACCTTGACGGATCAAGTTCTTATACCTTAGTTTTGTTACAAAATGGTGTAGAAAATATAATAAAAGTTAACGGTGGTTCTTCAAATACTATAAACATAAAACAAGGAAACTGATGAAGAAAATAGTTTTTACAATTTTATTTATAGTTTTACTTTTTCCGTTAGCGTTTCAAACAACTCCGTTAGAAGTATTAAAACTAAAAACATTTGATGCTTTTCTTCCTAAACAACAACCTTCTGGTTATTTTACAATTTTAAATATTACAGAAGAAGACATAACAAACGAGGGGGGATATCCTTTATCCAGACAGACCTTAGCACAAATACAAATTAACTTATTACGGAAAGGTGCGATAGGTGTCGGGTGGGTTGTTGCTTTTCCACAACCCGATAGATTCGGAGGAGATTTCGAATTTATGGAAGCGCTAGGTTTTGCTCCTAGTGTGTTAGCTATGTATGAAAACGATACAGATAATTACCCACCGACCACAGGGACAGTAATTTTAGGAGAAAATATCGGGGGGATAGAAGCTCAAGGAGTGGTACAAAACATAGACGTCTTAAAACAAAATGCGTCTCAAGGAATTGCAGTAGCTAGACCTGAAGTTGATTCTTTAGTTCGTAGATTACCTTTGTTATTAAGAACTCCTGATGGATTCGTGCCAGCTTTTGGAACAGAAGTTTTAAAAATATTAGCTGGAGCAGATACCTATGTTATTAAAACAAACGAAAATGGTTTAGAAGAAATAAGAGTAAAAGGTTTACCTTCTGTTCCTGTAGATTCTTACGGTAGAAAATGGGTAAGTTGGGTAGATACCCCACAGACCACGTTACAAGAAATGAACGTAGAAAATAAGTTTGTTTTTGTGGGGTTTACTGCTAAAGGAATTATGCCCCAGTTAAGTACCCCTGTTGGCTATCTTGAGCCTCATAAAATACAAACCGCATTAGCCGAAAGTATTCTTATAGAAAATAGTCCATACGTACCTGATTATGCTTTAGCTGTAGAGCTTCTTATCTTTTCTGTAGTTATAAGCTTAATCTGGTTAGTTTTAAACGTATTCGGAATAACCTCTGGAATAGTATTAGCTACCCTTATTTCTTTCTTAACTGCGTTTTCTGGGCTTTATTTAATAAAAAACGGGTTATTAATAGACGTAACATGGACATTAATAGCTGGAATCTTAACAGGGACAACAGCTTTTTATATAAACTATCGGACACAATTTAAATTACGTCAACAGATTAAAAAACAATTTGAACATTATTTAGATCCTCGCCAAGTAAAACAACTACAAAACAATCCTGAGTTATTAAAATTAGGAGGTGAAAAAAGGTACTGTACCTTTCTGTTCACAGATGTAAGGGGATTTACAGCTATGAGCGAAAGTATGCCTCCAGAAGAAGTTACTATAATTATGAATAAAGCATTGACTATTCAACAAAAAGTTGTACAAAAACATGGGGGCATGGTGGATAAATATATAGGCGATGCAATGATGGCTATCTTTAACGCACCGTTAGATTTAGAAAACCATGCACATAAAGCAGTTCTTGCTGCTATAGAGATACAACAACTTATAAAAGAAGAAAATATTGGAATAGAAATCGGAGTTGGATTAAATACAGGTGACGCTGTTATTGGCAACATGGGCAGTGACACTCGTTTCGATTACACCGCTATTGGCGACGCTGTAAACACTGCGGCTAGAATGGAGAGTAGTTGTAAGGAAGTAGGAGAAGATATAGTGATTACGGAAAACACAGCATCACAAACTCAAATAGAACTTAGACCATTAAAACCTATAAAAGTTAAGGGGAAAGAAAAAACAATTAATATATACACAGTCAATGATCTTGAAGTATAATCATTTTATCAGTTCTTTACTGCAGCCTTCGGGAACGGCTTTATCCGCTAATAATGAATAAAATAAGGAAGGGGAATGAGTAATTTTTTTGTAGTGGGATTACCTAGAAGCCGTACAGCTTGGTTGGCTAATTTCTTAACATACGAAAATAAATTCTGCTTTCACGAAGGCATCAACGGTTGTTCTACCCTAAAAGAATACAAAAACAAACTTGGGGACAATAAAGGAGACAGTTGTACTGCGTTAATGTTATTAAATTTAAACAAAGAATTCCCTGAAGCTCCTGTAGTTGTTATTGAAACAGATACAAAAAGAGCTATAGAATTTTCTAAAGAAATTTACGGTAAAGACTTAACTCAAGAGATGAATGTATTAAATGAACAAATGAAGTTTATAAAAGGATTAAGGATAAGGTTAGAAAATTTAGATAATTCTCTTGAAGAAATATGGACATATTTAATCGGAACCTCGTACAATAAAGAAAGAGGGGATTTATTAAAAAATATGAACATCCAAACAAATAATTTTAATTACGACATAAAAGCTGCAGGAGAATTGTTATGCCGATAACTGCTGCATTAATAGCGGGAGGAAGTGCTATTCTTGGGAACCTAGTAGCTCCTGAACCCAAAGGCTCTAGTGGTGGGGTTTCTTCGTCAACTCAATCAGGAAACTCAGGATTAAATTATACACCTGTGGGATTAGAATCTTTAGAAATTACTCCTTTCGAATACAAACTTTTAAACGAGATGTTTAAAGAACAACAAGAACCCCAAGAAATGATGTACGGTGGTCCTTTATATGCAAAAGGTGGGGGCGATTTAAATAAAGCACTTTTAGGGGCGGCAGGTTTAAGTATGATTCCAGGAACATTAGGAGATTTTGGAAGAACACTTTCAGGAGGATTAACTTCTATGGAGGAACAAGAGCCTAAAGGATTAATTTCTTTATTATTTGAACATTTTACTAAAGATGATGAAGAAGACGATAAAGAAGAATCTATCGTTCCTGGTCTACAAAACGGTGGTCCGCTATATTTAGCAGAAGGTGATGATATTTATAGACAAGAAGTAATAGCGCAAAGACCTGAAGGAATTATGTCTGTTGATAATGACATAGAACCAGACTTAAATATACCTGATCCTAAACCCACCGTTACAGATTTTAAAAAAGAATTAGACGACATGCTTAGACGTCAATTAATGCAAGATATAGTAATGAACGAAATACCTGATCTTGTTTCTGTACTTATGTCGAATAGAAATCAAAAAGCTAATGTTAGTGGCAGAGGAAACATAGTTCCAGGAAGTGGACGTGGAAGTGGGAGATCTATATCTAATCAAGATTTTAGAGTCGCAGGAACTACTGTGAATCCTTTCTCCTATAGAAGATTAAAAAACGGTGGTACAATGGTAGATGGAGTATTAGATAGACCTATGTTTGCGGCAAATTATATGCCTAACGGAGGGGAGATGGAAGGTCCAGGTGGTCCAAAAGACGATTTAATACCTGTGATGGCTAGTAATGGAGAGTTTATGTTATCTAAAGCAGCAGTTGATCAAGCAGGTGGCGGCAATCATTCTGAAGGAATTGCGATGTTAGAAGCTTTTAACGAATTAGGGAATCAAAGATATGGCAGATAGATCAGAACGAGAATTTTCATCACAAGCACCTGCAGGTTATATAGGTGATTTTTTATCGCAAGGTATATTCCCTTATTTACAGGGTTTTATGCAAAACCAATTCGATAATATAGGAACACCTGACGCAACTCCATTTACATATACAGGCGATAGAATAGCTGAATTTGATCCTCGCGAACAATACGCGATGGATATGTCTGATGCGGCTATAGGTAGTTATCGACCATTTATTTCTGAAACCTCAGATATCTATAGAACAGGTATGGATGATTTTAGAAACATACAAGGAGCAGGTTTAGCCGCTTTTGGAGACGCAGGAGCAGCAACAGCCGCAAGTCGTGGAGATTTTGATCCATCGTCTATGTCTAGTTATTACAACCCTTTCGAAGAACAAGTAGTTCAACAAACATTATCAGATATAAGTAGAGGATTATCTCAGGGTGATATGGCACTTAGAGACCAAGCAGTAAGTTCTGGAGCCTTCGGCGGTTCAAGAGGTAGATTAACACAAGAAGAATTAGCTAGAAAAACTGGTAGAGGAGCCGCGGAAGCTGTAGCAGGTATACGGAGTGGGGGGTTTAGTGACGCTTTAAAAAATGCTATGACTGGATTCGAAAGCGGAAGACAAAGAGATGCGAATGCAGCAGGTTTATTTACAGGTATTGGAAGTGACGTCGGTAGAGCAGGAATGCAGGGGGCAGGTATTGCTCAGAGTTTCGGACAAGGCACAGCTAATTTAGGTTCGCAATTTGCAGGTCTTCAAGAAGGAGATATAAACCGTACTATGGGTATAGGTTCGTTAGGTAGAGGAAGATCGCAAGCGGGACTTGATAGAAATTATTCTGATTTTGTAGGTACTTATAATTTACCGATGACTACGTTAAGTAATACTGGTTCTATTTTAGGGGCTCTTGGACCAATGGCAGGTGGTTTTGGTTACGCAGGCAGTAGTGCACCAATGGATTACGGAACGAGTGGTCGACCTTTTTATCCAACCCAAACAATGGGAGCTGTTGGCGGCGGTGGTATGGGTGGTGGTATGGGCGGCGGAGGATTTTTCGGTGGTGGTATCGGCAGTCTTCCTGGTGGTTTTTACGGCATGGGAGGCATGCCTAATTATGGTTCTACAGCTACTACAGGAACTTATGGCATTAATATGCCTGTAGCATAGGGGTAAATATGGCAAACGGAAGACAAAGAAGCGGAGGATTAGGCGGATTACCATTTCCAACGTTTAATGCGGGCGGAGAAAAAGGTGTTATACCCCAACTACAACTTAGACCCGCACCAATAAACTTTCCACGAGCAGGTGGCGGAGGGGGTTCGAGAAGCAAAGGTGTTAACCCTGCAGCATATTTTGCTCCTGGACTTCTTAGTTTATTAGGTGATAGAATTTTACCTAAACCTGACGTAAAACAAAGACAACCCACAGGAGATGCTAGAATAGACAGAGCCACAGCACAAGCCGATAGGATATACGGAGCAGAAAGAGAAGCTCCTACATTGTTCCAAGAACTCTTGCCTATGGGGATTGATGCATTAGCAGCCGCAGGATTTGGTGACGAAGGCGGAACACAGTATGCACAAACAGCTATTAATAGAAAGATAGCCAACAGGACTGCGGAAAGAAAATTAGCCGACGACAAAAGACAATTTATAAAAGAACAATTAGCTCCTGAATCAGCGCAATCAAGAACGATGATAGACGCAGAAAAAATAAAAGTTGGGGTAGCAGATACTCGAAGAGGTTTCTTTTTACCGAAAGAACAAAGATTTAAAGTTTTTGATCCTAAAAACCCTAAAGCTAACGAAGACGGATTCGCTTATGCTAGTGATGTGGGTAAAGGCAGTTGGTTAGATGTAGATCAAACGGGGGGAGACAGTAGGGATTTAAGTTTCTTAAAAGACCCGCAATACGAAGCGTTATTTGAATTTAGTAAAACACAAAAAGAACAAGACAGTGCTTTATTAAGTACATTTGATGCAGTTAATAATGTTATAAAAGAATTAGATAAAGCAATAGATAATCCAGCATTAAATCCTGCTACAACCATAGCTACGGGGCTTAGATTCGTTGACGATCTTTATGCTAATATAGATCAAGTATTTGTTGATAAAGGCTACGAAAATGCGTTTAATCAAACCACAGGAGACGATAGTGGATTAGCTGCTCAAGATTTATGGCTTTCGTTAAAAGGTGGAACTGATGATGAAATTAATAGAGCAACTAAAGCATTAGAAAACAAACTAGGTATTGATCTTTCCTCTAGGGAATATTTAGGAAGTCTAGCGTATAGTAATGTTCGATTAAGATCGCAAATGTTATCCCTTGCTTATGCTGCGGCTGCTTCGGCAGGTCAAACTGGCAGAACTTTATCTGATAAAGATTTAGCTTTTTTCCTACAACAAGTAGGTTTTGGAGCATCACAAAATCCTTTAGTTTTGAAAGAAAATTTATTGCAATTTACTGACGGTGTTCAACGAAAAAATGATGATAGAATACCTGTGTTTTTACCTAAACGAACACTAGCTCAATACAACCTAGATAATACTATTGTTCAATCAACTTTAGGTGAATACTATATTCCTACCAAAAATGAAGAAGGGAATGATAATTGGAAAGATTACCTAAATTATTCTACAAGAAATTTTGACATGCGGTATAAAGATGTTGAAACATATAAAAAATTCAAAACCCATAAAAGAGGTGTGTTTGATGGAACACCTGATTCTACACAAACAGAAGAAGAAAGTATTTTAGAACGTATTGAGTTGTTTCCAAACAGACCATAATGGTAGACACAGCTAACCTTACAAAAGAATTCGTATTAAAAGAACTTGACAGAGGTGCTAAGGAGTTTAGTGAATACCCTATTTCCGACCTTAATCCGAATGTAACTTACGGCGATATTTATAATACTGATCAATTAAAAGCAGGAGCTATCGCTGAAAGCCCCGTTCTACAGACCTATCTTTCTGTTTTAGAAGGTCCCGATAAAGTAAAACAAAAAATAGATGAATATAATCAAGCAGCACCTTCCTTAATCAGTTTTTATGACAGACCTCCCTCAACTTTAACAGAAGCAGATATTTTTCCTGAGTATACTGCTAGAGCTCAACGATACGACAGAGAGGCAGACAGACGTAGTAGAGAAACTGCTTATTTAAGGGGTAATCTTCCTGAAAGTTTTTTAGAACCTGAAGCTCCTATGAAACCGATGGGCTATGACACAGCAATGCAGATCGCTGCCCGTGGATTTGATCCTCGTAAAGAAATAGATATAGAAGGAATTAATGAGTTTAGAAGAATAATGGCGGCACGTGGTCCCTATGTGCCAACTCCTGACGATTTAAATTACGCTAAACAATATTTAGGAACTGATTTAATGCAGCGTACAGATAATCCAGATATTAGAGGAAAATTTGCTGAACTTCTTCCTGGAAAGTTTGCATATTTAAATCCTAAAAATCCTGATCTTGGCACTGTTTACGTTGAAGAGGGGAAAGAACCTGCTTTATACGATTCCCCATTATTTACAGGAACAGATGCTGTGGAGTTGTTTGTACAAGAAGCTCCTTTAATAGGAGCGGAAATATTAATAGGTGGAAAAGGTTTAAAATATTTTGATGAATTTTTAAAAGACGTTCCTACAGGGAAAAACTTTGCAAGAAAAGCATTAGAAGGCACAGCAGGCAATATTTTATTATCAGGTGGTGTGGCTACTACTAGATTTTTACAATTAGCTTCGGGATCTTTTACAGGGGTTCATAACAGAGATGTGGTAGAGATGTTAGAAGAATCAGGGTATACAGCTATGCTCGCTTTTGCAGGCAATACGGCAATCTCTGCGTTTACAAGTGGCTTTCCTAAAGTATATAGAGGATTGTTTGGAAAAGATTTATCTGCTACAGATTTAAAAAGAATAGAAGAAGCAATAAGTGCCAAACAAACAAGTGCTCAAGGTGGAAAAGTTAGGGCAATAGGGGGAGAAGAACCTGTCAGTCTTCTTGAAATAGACGAAGCATTAGAAAAACTTTCTGTAGACATGGTTGAAGGATTAAAATTTAAACCAACTTTAGCTCAAGCGTCAAAAGATTCATATATCGCTGATTTAGAAGAAATATTAATGAGTAATATAAACAACCCAGAATACGGTAAATTATATAAAGATATGCTCGATGGGAACGAAGAATTAATTCAAGATTTATTTGGAAAAGTTTTTGAAAATTTAAATAACGACACCACAGGAAACACTGTAGCTAAATCTCTTACGAATTTATTCGGAAGAAAATCTGAAAACTTACAAGACCAAGGTCTTGTTATTATGGCGGGCATCAAACAAAACATAGATAATATGAAATCAGCGTCTCAGGGCAAAAATTTATTAGACCAAGTAGTTGACATAGACGCTTCTTCTAAACTGATCCCTAGATATACAACTCGTTTAAATGAAATATCCCGTAATTATAAAAATCAATTATCAAAAGATGTAAACGATGCATTCGATCTTCCTGAATTAGCAGATCTTAAATTTACGGGGAGAGGTTTTAGAGGGCAAATAAAAGCTTTTGAAAACGCAGGTAAACAAACACAAGGGTTAAATGTTGGTCGTAAAGAAATAGAAAAAACATTTAAAGAGTTATTTGAACCACAGGTTTTAGAAAGACTTACTAGGTATACAGATGGTGATTTAACATTAAGAGAACTGAACGATGTTCGAATTCAGTTAAATTCTTTTGCCAGCACACTAGAGCCAGGAAAAAAAGTAGCTGATCAAAAAGTTTTTCAACTCAGTCGAGACTTACAAGAATCTATTGAAAATACCATGTTTAGTACGATAAGAAAAAATCTCCCTAAAGACCAAGCTAATTATGTTATTGAAACATTAAACGTACAAAAATATGGAACAGAATTAGCTAACAATCAAGCTATAAAAGATTTATTACGAACCTCTCCTGAAGAAGTTGTTGGGTATTTATTTGCAGGAGGAAAAGGAAAAACAGTAAACACTAAAGCTAACAGTGTTATTGATTTTTTAAAAACAACAAACAGCGAACAAGAAATTAGTAGAATTAGAAACGACACAGTTGAGTTTATGAAACGAAACTTTTTTGATGACCCTGATTTGTCTCCTGTCGAGCTAAGTAAAAATTATAGAAAATTCTTAGAAGAAAACAGATCAACTTTAAGGGCTATATTTCCCGATGATGAATTTAAAGGAATACTAAGAACTCGAAAAGATTTTGCAAAAAATATTTCCGAGCCCTTAGAACGATTAGAAAGAAAAAATAGATTGTTAACTACAAAATTTGGAGAAGACACTCCCTTTAATATTGTTACTGAAATATTAGGAACAGGTTCAACTAAAAAAGCCAGTGGTGAGTTAGTAGACGATTTAAATTTTATCGACGACTTACTTGAGTCTGCAACAGGAGCTGAAAAAGAAATATTACAAAAACAAATAAGCGACGCAACTAAAAAATACATACTTATGCGCTCCTCTGTTGATGGTAGCTTTGATGTTAATATGTTAAATCAATTCATGAATGATGGATTTGCTCCTGCACAACTAGTTGGAGATGATTTAAGTTTTAAAGGTGTGATTGGTAGATTAATTGATAATCCAGATGACTTTTTTACAAATCTTGAAGTTATGAGAGACATAGGAATGAGGACAAGTCAAGATTTAACAAGTCCAAGCGCTATGCGTAGACAAATAAGAGAACAAGTTTCTGACCCAGGAACAGAATATTTAAGAAGATTTTTTATACCCCCTTTGACACAGTTTGGAAGACGAGCAACTGCGTTAGAAAACCTTGTTAAAGATAGAAATATAAGATTTTTAAGTAAAGTATTGACCGATGATGCATTATTTAAAAGATATGTTGACGGGATCAAGGGAACTAAAAAAGCAGGAAATATCGCAAAATTACTTGCTGATTACGGTATAGTTCATTACACGGATATCGGAAGTACTGCTAAGTTTTATGATACAGTAGAAAAAGAACAAAGACCGTCGAGGACACAAGTACTTAGCTCAGATATGCGAGATGAATTAGAAAGATTACAACGATCAATAGGGGGGATGAACTAATGGGTCCAGGATTTGGCGGAATAAATATAGGTGGGTTTGCATTACCTGAACTTAACATGGAAGAAATCAATGCAGGGATAGCTTCACAACTTGGTCCCGAAATAGCAGCATTTCTTGCCGAACAAGAATTAGCTAATGCGACTAACGAATACGAAAAAGACGCGGCTGAAACAAAAGTAGAACAAATTAAAGAATATGAAGCTGGTCTTGGGTCATTACCCCCTGTTGTAGAACAAGTCATGAAAGAAATACAAGCGGGAGAAGGGATAGCTTCTGGGTATGAGGGTGATGGGTTTGAAAGGTCTATCGACGTTGCCCCTAGAGATCCGATCCAAGAAATAATAGAACAAATAATCGAAACATCAACTGAACCTAGTAGACTTGTGCCTAATCCTAATAATTTTGAACAATTAGCTCCAGTAGCCCCAATAGGGGTGTCTAATAGTGCAATAGCTAATCGCCCTGTTTCATTAGAACCTGAATCTGAAACTGTTATGGCAGAAGATGATCCATATTATAATCCTAACTATATGGGATTCGAGGATGAAAGATTGATTGGAATAGAAAATGAAGCTCCATATATTTCAAACGAGCCTTATATTCCTCCTGAATATATACCACCAAATATAATAGACCCTATTATAGAAGAACCTATTGTTGTTCCTCCTCCTCCGCCACCGCCAGAAGATATAAGTGGTTATGATGATATTATTACACTGCCTTCTGCACCCCCAGAAGAACCTGTTGTAGACCCAGAAAATCCATATAATAATCCGTATTATCCTTTCCCTTATGGCAATGTCTATAATCCAACAGTTTATGGTCAAATGGATCCTTCACAAACTACGGGTAGTGAAGCAGTTTTTGATCCAGGATATACACGAACAAATCCTGCGATATCTGATTTAATTATGCAACAAAGAGAAGCATATAATTCAGCATTACGAAATCCAGTATATAGGGCTCCCGATACAGTACAACCTGATTATGTAAGACCGATGTCTGCCGCAGAATTCGGTAGTGTTCCTGGAAGATATACACCACCTACAACAGCACGACCTCTCGTAGACCCAAAAGAACAAAATATAAATACTGATTTAGGTTTTCTAGCAATGAACCGTGGTGGATCCCTAAACAACCGTATGGGATTAGGGGGGTTGCCCCCGATGCAACAAAACGATAAACTAACACAACTATTCGCACAGTCTTTTAGACCAAGGAGATAAATATGGCTATGACACCGACAGAAGAAATAATGATGATGGGACAAAGAGCAGATGTACCTATGGGTGATCCTAACGCACCTGCGCCACAGGCACCACCAGAAGCAATGGATGCAATGGATGCAATGACAGCCCTTATGGGTAATGAAGCAAGTTTAGGTTCAGAGATGGACAGACAGATGCCCGCGGACAGTGCTCAAATGATGGACGAAGATGCAGGAGCTTTAGCAGAAGCCGTGGTCGGCAGAGCAGGTGGGGATGTTATGGGTGCTATCGCATTATTAGATAACGCAAAAGCCATGTTAATGGCTAGTGCCGAACAACCACAAATGGCGGCACAAGGTGGTGGTTTAATGCGTAAAGGCGATAAAAAATCTGTTGGTATGTATAAAGACGGCGGGGTTATGTATAACAAAGGTGGTGGAGCAATGACTCCAGAAGAAGCCCTAAAACAACTAAACGACTACAGGTCTTAGCCGATCCAATCTTTCCATTTATCATCACCTAGTACCTCTTGTGCTAGGTTGAGCTTATTTCGTAAAGCTTTTACAATTTTTTCATCAACGGTATCTTTCGATATCAAATCAATATAAGTTACTTTATTTACCTGACCTATACGGTGCGCTCTGTCTTCAGATTGTAAACGTTTTTCTAAATCATAATTGTTACTATAATAAACAACATTACTTGCTTGGTGTAGCGTGATCCCATAACCACCTGTTTGTGTATTACTAATTAAATATTGTAAACTAGAGTCGGGATCTTGGAATCTATCAATAATACCTTGACGGTCTTCTTCTGGTGTTCCGCCATAGTACGTAGCTACTGCGTCAACTCCTACAATATCATGTAACGTTCTTAAAATACGTTTTATATCGTATTGATAGTTAGCCCATATAATTGTTTTACCTTGTATTTCTTCTAATACTTTTAATAATTCTTCGAGTCGATTGTTTTTAATTTCTATTTCTTCGCCTTCGTCGTGTTTTACAAACCCACAAGTAACTTGATGTAGTCGTAATATCTGTGTAAGTACCGAACTAACACTTACTATTTCATTAGATTCAAGTTCTGCTATTGCGTAATCTTTTATTTGTGTATAGATTTTCTTTTGTTCAGGAGTAAGTTCTACTTCTCTTTTTTGATAAACCTTATCAGGAAGATCTAAACAATCTTTTTTCAGAACTCTGTAAGAAAACTGGTTTACTTTTCCAGATAGTTCTTCTAGGTTTTGATACCCGACCACTTGTCTAAACGTTCGCTGCCCCATACTTCTATTTATTACTTTCGCATAATGATTTTGGAAGGTATAAAAAGAAGAATAACCAAGTAATTCAGAACATAAGAACTCTGATTGACTAAATAGGTCTAGTGGTGACTGGGTAACAGGAAAACCCGTTAGTATGCGTCTGTATTTGCTTTGTAATGCCAACTTAACAAGGTTCTTTGTCCGTTGTGCTTTCGGGTTCTTAATAGTAGTTGATTCGTCAACTGCCATCATAGCGTTATGAGTTAATAAAAACTTTTCTACAAACGCTACTCCTTTCTTAGTACTAAAGGCTTCTACGTTAATAACTAATATTTTTAAATCATCGGTTATATCAAATAGTTTTGTAAGTTGTAGTTTATCTTTTTTATTTGGAGCAGGATTCCAAACACCTATTCTTCTTAATACATGTTCAGGCATGTGTGTGGGTATTTCACGTTCAGACCAGTTCTTATATACCCCCTTAGGGGCTACTATAACAGCGGCATTAATAGCTCCCCTGTCGTACAGTAGGGCTATATTATCAACAAGTACTTTAGATTTACCTGTCCCCATTTCCATAAAATAAGCGAACTCTTTCTTATTCCAGGATCTTTTTAATGCTTCGAGTTGATGCTCGTAAGGCTCCGTTTTAAACTTATATTTCATAACAAACTTTCTAATTTCTAATGTGATATAGTATATATAAAAAGAATAAAATATAGTCCAAACAGAATAATTCTCTTATGCCCTCTCATATTTCTAATAGATTTACCTGTTTCTAATAGAATTCACTTGAAATCTAATAGACTGTAGTCCTCTAAAATCCTATATTCTTCTCATAATCTATTAGATTATTAGACTTATTAGTAGTTTTCGTGATTTATTTTTAATAAAATTTTTATTTCTTAAAACTCCTATAAGTAATATCCCTTTACTTTGCCGTTTTTGAAGAGTATCTTTATTCCTAAGAAATTAGAAAGGAGAAAAATGACAGTATATGTTGTACAAGAAGTTACGGGACGGAATATTGCCTCTGCTAGACAGTATGGCGATTTTGAAGTTTTGTTACCTTCTCAAACCAATATAATGTTAAGTGCGGGTCCATCGGTTAGACGTATGAAGAAAATACTTCACGACTATAAAGATGAGGACTACTTATTATTAATTGGAGATCCAGCGGCTATTGGAGTTGCGTGCTCAATAGCTGCATTTTATAATCGAGGTCGGTTTAGTATCCTTAAATGGGATAGACAGGAAGGGGTTTATTACCCAGTCCATATCGACCTACATCAGAAAGGAGAATTATGAATATAGAAAACCCAACTTTTGAAGAACTCATTGGCGAAGAGAACGTAGAATCGTTTAATGATATCAACGAAGGTGAACTTTCATTAGTTTCTGCTTTAGCAAATAAACAGGTTCAACTAGCTCAAGAACTAGCGAGTTTAGAAGAAGCTGTAAAAGCTAAAAAAGAAGAGTTTAGATTAACTTCAGAACAAGAGTTACCTGAGGCAATGCAGACTGCAGGGCTGACGGAAATAGTACTAAGTACTGGTGAGAAAATCACTGTTGCTGAGTTTTATAACGCTCATATATCTAAAGCTAATCAAGACATTGCGTACCTATGGCTAACCCAAAACGGACACGCGGGCTTAATTAAAAATGAAGTCTCGTTAAAGTTTGGTAGAGACGAAGATAGAATTGTTGAAGAAACAGTTATAGCTTTGAAATCTAGAGGGCTTGCTCCTGAAGTACGTCAGAGCGTTCATCCCAGTACGTTAAAAGCTTTTGTAAAAGAGCAATTAACATCAGGGAAGGACATACCAACAGAACCATTTGGAATCTATATAGGTTCTAAAGCAATTATTAAGAAGGATTAATATTATGGCAGAAGAAAAAACAAGCCTAGCTGAGGCGAAACAAACAGCAATCGCTACTTTTGACGATGATTTATTATCGGGTGGCACTGGACTAGAAGAAACTACGACTGAGGATTTTGCGATCCCCTTTATTAGGATTCTTCAACAGATGTCCCCACAACTTAATAAACAAGACGGACGTTATAACGTTGACGCAGAAGCAGGAATGCTTGTTAACACAGTGACTAATGAAGTTTATGACGGTGAGAAAGGTATTACGGTTGTCCCGTGTGCTTATGTTAAAAAATATATCGAGTGGGTTCCACGTGAAAAAGGCGGTGGTATAGTAAACACTGACCACAGTGCTTCGATACTTAAATCTTGTAAAAAAGATCTTGAGTCTCGTAGATTATTCCTCGATAACGGTAACGAGATTGTAGAAACAGCACAGTTTTTTGTGTTGGTTTTAGAGCCTCAACCACAACAAGCAGTTGTGGCATTTACCTCGACACAGTTAGGCGCTTCTAGGAAATGGCTTACTATGTTAAGAATGGCTAGAGTACAAACTAGCAAAGGTCAGTCAGTATCTGCCCCAATGTTCGCTTATCAATACAACTTAGGTACTTTATCTCAGTCTAATGATAAGGGTTCGTGGAACGGTTATACTGTAAACCAAGAGGGTCCAACCGACGTAGAGACAGCACGAATAGCTAAAGAGTTTATGGATGCGGCAAGATCGGGTGATGTAGAAGTAAAAGAAGAGCAGCAAAGAGACGGAGCTAGAGTAGAAGTGCCTACAGACTCCGAGGAAAATGCTCCCTTCTAAAATAAAGGAGAAGACATATGTCGTTAGCAGAGGAATTTGCTACACGTTACGCTGGATTACGGCAAGCATATGGAACCTTTACCGCTACGAATGAATCACGGGAAGACGGGAAAGAGGGTGGTAGAAACGTCACTATCTCTAAGGAATTATCTGAAAAAGATGTCCTGGAGTTGTGGACAAACCATCTATCGGGTGAACAAAGCATTGGGCTCGTGCCTATTGACGAGAACAATGCTTGTGTTTGGGGTGCGATTGATGTCGATGAATATCAATTGGATCTCAAGGGGCTATCTAAAAAATTAGCCAAACATAAGTTACCCTTAGTCCTTTGTCGAAGTAAAAGCGGTGGAGCACACATATACTTGTTTATAGAAGAACCAGTACCCGCGTCACTATTACAAAGAAAACTTAGGCAGTTAGCCGCGTCCATTGGATATGGTCAGGCAGAGATATTTCCTAAACAAACACAGTTGTTATTAGACAGGGGAGACAGAGGTAGCACATTAAACATGCCTTACTTTGGTGGAGAAAACTCTACTAGGTATGCGTATGGTAAAGAAGGTCAGGCATTAAGTCCTGAAGAATTTATAGAAAGAGTTAAGGAAATAACCTTAACAAAAGATGCAATAGAAAAACTGGAGGCTAGTCCATTAGTAGAAAAAATAGATTGGCTAGATCAATCACCACCATGTATACAACACTTAGTTGTCCAAGGGTTTCCTAAAGGAACTCGTAACTCTGGGTTGTTTAATGTAGGTGTCTTTCTTCGTAAAAAGTATCCCGATGAATGGGAGTTACGATTAGAAAAGGTAAATTTAGAATACATGCAACCACCTTTAGGTGCGCAAGAAGTATTAACAATAACTAAACAATTAAAAAGGAAAGATTATTTTTACAGGTGTAACGACCAACCGATAGCAAGTCATTGTAATAGTCCTCTATGTAGAACTAGAAAACATGGTATAGGGGCTAACGGCGGTACTCCATTATTTAGTAATTTAACTAAACAAGACAGTGACCCACCTATTTGGTTCCTGGATGTTGAAGGAGGACGATTAGAACTAGAAACAGACGATCTCTTAAATCAAAACAGATTCCAACGTAAATGTATGGATGCGTTAAATAAGATACCCCCGAAGGTAAAAGATAACGTCTGGAGACAGATTATACAACAGCTATTAGATAGCCTAACCGTTGTAGAGGTTCCTAAAGAATCATCTACTGAAGGGCACTTCTTAGAGTTATTAGAAACTTTTTGTACCGAACGACCTGCTCGTGAAAAAGATGAGTTACTTCTTCATAAACCATGGACAGATATAGGTAAAACTTATTTTAGATTAGCAGACCTTATGGAATACTTACATCGAAATAACTTTAAAGATTACCCTAGAAATAAACTTACATCTAAATTAAAACAAATGGAAGGGAGTCCGCACTTCTTTAATATAAAAGGTCGAGGTGTTAACGTATGGTGTATTAATGAATTTGTTACTCAAACTGAGTCTCATGACTTACCTGAGTTTAACGAGAATCCGATATGATGCATTTTATGAAAGAGGGTATGAAAGAATATATCCCCTATATAGAGAAGTGGGACGCGCCGTCCGAAAGAATGTTTAACGGTAGAAAAGTTATGGGAAGACCTACCAGAGCGTTCGGCACTTCGTCTTTCGAATATGCTGGAAAGTTATATGAACCTGATCCATGGACTAAAAATATAGAATGGATAAAAGAAGGTGCAGAAGAATATGTAAAACGAGTCGTTGACCGTGAGGTAGAGTTTACTTTTTGTTTATGCGGTATGTATAAAAATGGTCGTATAGGTGTCCCAGCTCATTCAGATACTGTCCCTACCCAAAAAGACCTCGTTATTTCTATATCGTTTGGCGAACCAAGAATATTTACATGGAAAGAATACGATAGAAATATAAAAACTACATGTAATACGAGTGAGGTAGATATTACAGAAGCAAATATTAAAAAATACACCACCTATTTGTTAAGACATGGTGATGTGATTATATTTGATGGAGCTTCTCAAATGAATACAACACATGCCGTACCCAGACTACGAGGAGTGGGCGAACGTATTAACCTTACTTTTAGGACTGGAATATGAATTGTTGGCATTGTAAAACAGAATTAATTTGGGGCGGAGACCATGAGATTGAAGAAGAAAGTGAAGATTACAGCATGGTTACTAATTTATCTTGTCCTAACTGTGCTGCTTTTGTAGAGGTTTATTATAAAAATGACATTACCTGACCACACACAAGTAATTCTTGGACCACCTGGAACAGGAAAGACAAGTACATTACTTGGTCTTATAGAAGACGAATTAGAAAAACAAACAGACCCAACTCGAATAGGTTTTTTTACGTTTACGAAAAAAGCTGTAAACGAGGGCAAACAACGTGCGATGGAAAGGTTTGACTTATCGCAGAGAGATTTACCTTTCTTTCGCACACTTCATTCATTAGCGTTTAGACAACTAGGGCTTTCTAAAGAAAGCGTTATGGATTTAAAAGATATAAGAGAACTAAACGAAGTTCTTAATTTAAGATTAACGGGTGGAGTAAATACTGATTCAGGACATTTGTTTGGCATGAGCCACGACGATCGACTAGCGTTTATAGAAAACCTATCCCGTATGCGTCAAGTATCTTTAGAAGATCAATGGCACGATGTTGATGATGCAGTAGGTTGGTTTGAATTAGAACGTTACGCGCGAGGGTTACAGTTATTTAAAGATGATAGGTTGTTAGTTGATTATACTGATATGTTAAAACTGTTTTTAGAAAAAGGAGACGTACCAAAACTAGAGGCAGTTTTTGTAGATGAGGCACAAGACTTATCCCCCCTACAGTGGTCAGTGGTTCGTAAGATTATAAAAAATGCAGATAGAGTTTATGTTGCTGGCGATGATGATCAAGCAATCTATAAATGGGCAGGAGCCGATGTAGATTATTTAATTAAAAACGCAACTAATGCTACGATCCTAGAACAGTCTTATCGAATACCGTCAGCTGTTCATGAATTAGCGAGCCGATGTATTGGTCAAGTTAGATCCAGGATACATAAATCATGGTTGCCTAGAAAAGAAACAGGTTTAGTTAGGTGGGAGCCATCTATCGAATTGATCGATATGGAAAAAAGTGATTGGTTAGTTCTTGCGCGGACTAATTATTTACTAGAACAGATAGATGAATACTGTAGAAATGAAGGTTGGTTTTTTGAAGTTAAGGGAAGACCTAGTATTTCTGAATCAAAAGTCAGAGCCGTACTAAATTGGCAAAAACTACAGCTAGGGGATAGTTTACCCCTTTCAGAATGCGTCAATCTGTTAAAATTTGTTAACGTTCGTAGGGCTAACTCCCTAGATGTTTTAGAGATTGACGCGATGATGACGCTAACTAGTCTTAAAGAACGCTTTCCTGACCTACCTGAAGGTGATTGGTACGATGCGCTTACAGGATTAAGCCCAAAAGACATCAGTTACATTCGAGCGATGTTACGTAGAGGAGAAAAAATTACTAAAGAACCTAGAATTAGGTTATCGACCATACATGCTGCAAAAGGTGGGGAGGCAACCAACGTAGTTTTGTTAACTGATATAACAAACAGGGTTTATAAAACATACCAACAAAATCCTGATGATGAAAACAGAGTGTTTTATGTTGGGCTTACTAGGGCAAAAGAAAACTTGTACCTTATTGAGCCCTCAACAACGCGCTGCTTCCAAATATAAAAACTTCTTTACTTTGCACATAAAAGTAAAGGATAATTAAATCTGTTAAAAGAAAGGAGAAAATATGTCATCTATAAGAAAAAAATTAAAAGTTAATGAAAACGATAGCAAAAATACTCGTATGGATTTAGCTTCTGCAGGAGTCCTAGGAAACTGGAGACCTGATGAATTAGCTCATATGAGTCGATTCGATAAAATTGCGAGTCTTGCTATAGAAGAGGCTAAATTGTTAGGCAGACCATTAGATACCTTAGAAATAGGTTGTGGTGAGTGTTGGTCTTTACGTGTGCTTTATAAAGCGTACGTCGTAAAAAAGTCTGATATTATTAGTTCGTATAAAGGATACGATATTGATCCTGCCTGTGAACTAGATAATAGGTTCTGGTCTAACGGCGGTGGAGAACTAAAAGATTCTACTTGGTTTAAGAATTTCAATGGCGAAATACGTATACAAGATTTAACAACTAATCCGATATTAGATATACCTGACGAAAGTATAGATTTCTTTTGGTCTACTGAAGTTATAGAACACATGGGTAGAGAATTTGTTCCACCATGGCTTGATGAAGCTGCAAGGGTTATGAGACCTGATGCTATCGCTTATATATCAACACCCAACCATGACGGCTCTAACGATAAGTTGCCCGAGGATCATGTCTACGAATGGGGTTTTCAAGAATTAAAAGAAGAACTAGAAAGAAACTTCCGTATAGAAGCAGTAACAGGTACGTTTATGCAAATGCCTAAATTAAAGAAAGCTATGTCTCAAGTAACTGAAATGAATGCTAGAGGGTGGAGCATAGAACAACTTTTAATGTTACAAGAACGTTTCGGTAAACAGTTTTTAAGAATGGCGGCAGCTGTATTCTATCCAGAGATAGCAAACAACTGCGCGTGGAGGCTCGTTAAGAAGTGATTCACGAACTACGAGAAAGACTCGATACCTACTTTTATTGGATACACGAACGGGAAACTATTCGTTTAAATAAAGAAGTAGAACAAAAACCACCACCTTGGACGGATGATTCTATCTTACAAAAGTTTAAGTTTTGTCAAGTCTTTCGAGAAGATGATAGAACAACACGTTGGTTTAGAACTCATATCCGAGACCCTTACCGAGACGACCCTGAGGTATTAATGGCTACGGTAATCTTCCGTTGGTTTAATTACATAGAAACAGGAAGGACTTTAGTAAAGAATAAACTACACCTAGAGTGGGATAGAAAGAAAGCTATCGAAGAAATAACAAAACAAAATAAATGGGTAACAGGTGCTTATATTGTTAAGACACCTAACCGCATGGATAAAGTAACAGGGGTGGCTGAATGTATATCCCATATGTGGGGAGATAGAGAAAAGCTAGTAGAAAAAATACTCGCGACTAATTCATTAGAAAAATCTTGGAACATATTAAGAGATTATCCGTACATGGGTCCATTCATGGCTTATGAGGTCATAACGGATTTAAGACATACTTATTTATTACGAGATGCTGAAGATATACTAACTTGGGCTAATGCTGGTCCAGGAGCCATGCGGGGACTTAATAGGCTCGCGGGCAGAGAACTTGGGTTCTGTAAACGCAGTCACCCGTGGAACGAAGAAATGAGAAACTTATGGGAAATATCTCGTGAAAAACTCAACCCTAACTTAATCGATTTAGATAAGTTTGAAATGAGAGAGATAGAAGGAGGACTTTGTGAATTTGATAAATACTCTAGAATTCTAAATGAAGAGGGAAGAACACGAAGTGTATATAAGTATAACGAAGATCTACCTTTGGTAGAAGAAATATAGAAAGGAGAAAAGATGAGCGGATATAAAGATATAGCTATAGATTTATTAGAACAATACGGGGATGTAGTAGATATATATTACACACAGTTTTTAGAGGTGGCTTTCTTTTTAAAAGTACCTGCAAGCTACGAAATGGCTTTAGGTTTCTTAAAAAAGAAACTACCACAACTTACAGACGAACAATTACATTTCCTAATTAACGAAATAACAAGCGCATACCAAGATACGATATGAAAGTAATTCGAGCAAGAAACGTAAACGACGCTCTACTATTGGGATTAGATTTATTCCAAGACCCTCGTAACTTTCGTGAACAAGAAAGCAGGAACGGAACAACTTACGAGGCATTAGAACCTGTAACAACAGTATATGAAAAACCATGGGAAAGAGTATTGCTTCTTAAGATACGAGACGCTAATCCATTTTTTCATTTTATAGAGGGCTTATGGATGTTGGCAGGTCGTAAAGATTTAGCGCCATTAACTCGATATGTTAAATCTATGGAGAACTTTTCTGACGACGGAGAAACTCTATGGGGAGCCTACGGTTGGCGATGGAGAGATTATTTTCATAAAGACCAAATTACTATGGTTATTGATATGTTACGTAAAAACCAAGACGAAAGACGATGCGTATTACAGATGTGGGATGCTAATAAAGACCTTGCACGAGCTAGTAAAGACGTGCCATGTAATACGAATATCTATTTTAAGATACGGGATAAAAAACTACATATGACTGTTTGTAATCGTTCTAACGATATGCTTTGGGGAGCTTACGGTGCTAACGCAGTTCATATGTCTATGTTACAAGAATATATCGCAGGACATCTTGAAGTCGAAATAGGAACATATAGACAAATTAGTGATAGTTTTCACGTATACCATAACGAAGTATGGGAAAGGGTAAAAGGTTTAGAAATAGACCCATGGACTTATTCTAATTTAAAGAACCCTTACGATACGCTAGAAGGGATCGTATATACCAACTTTATAACTAACCCTAAAACTTTTGATCGGGAGTTAGATCGATTCTTTAATATGCCTCCTGAGGATATAGATTTATATCAAGACGGGTGGGAAAATGCTGCTTTTGTAGATATAGCATTACCCATGGTAAGGACGTTTAACGCACATAAAAACAAAGATTACATACAAGCATATCGAGAAGTTATGAAAATTCTACCAAACGACTGGATGACAGCTTGTTTTGATTGGATTAAAAAGAGAGATTTATCTTGGACACTTAATAACGAAGGAGGAAACAATGGATAATAAGTGGGAAAGTATGCGCGATATAGCGCAATTAGACTTACAAGCGCTTAAAAAAGCTGAAGAGTCTTATGGGAATTCATGGAGACGACGCGGTGGCGTGGGTGCTTTTATGATGTTGGCACGTAAGTTCGATAGGATCGAGCACCAAGCTGAAAAGCACGGGTGGGATATATTTGAGGCAGGCGAAGTCTATAAAGGCGAAGCTGGTCTACTCGATGATATACGAGATTTGCGTAGGTATCTGATACTTGTCGAGGAGTTTATTCTCGATAACTCAGGTGATATTAATAACGAAGACACGGAGGAAGAGTCATGGGATGGTTCAACTGGTTCAGAAGAACAAAACCAATAGTAGCTGACTCAGAGGGTAAAAGCCCTTTTGAACAAGCTAAAGAAATCTTGTCACAAGATAATAAAAAAGAGGATATTATTTCTCAAAAGATGGAAGAAGCAACGGTAGAACTCGAAAAGTTCGAAGAAGCTGATATCGTTAAAGAAGTTCCTAAAAGGGCTCGGACTAATAAAGGAACTTATAAGTCAGACGATAAATCTACACCTGATGTTAATGAAGCTTGGGAAGGTGGTAAATCACCAAAGCCTAAGAAAAAGACTGTAAAAGTCATTAGGAAGAAAAAGAAATAATGCAACAATCTCCAATATTCGCTCCTGAAAGTAACTGGTCTATACCAGAAATCTTTCCTAAATTTGCAGATAACGAACGTATAGCTATAGATTTAGAAACATATGATCCACACTTATTAACTTCAGGTCCAGGATGGGCTTCGAATCGTGGTCATGTGGTAGGAGTGGGTGTTGCCACTAAAGATTGGAAAGGTTACTTTCCGATTCGTCATGAAGGCGGTGGCAACCTTGATGAGGCAGTTGTTTTGCGGTGGGTGAAAAATACTCTATCTTCTACGAAGAGAGAAGTAATCTTCCATAACGCACTTTATGATGTTGGATGGTTGAGAAGAGAAGGAGTGGACGTAAAGGGTAAAATCCTTGATACTATGTTTGCTGCTCCAATCGTAGATGAGAACCGATACTCTTACTCTCTTGATTCATTAGGACATCTATATTGTGGGGAAAAGAAGGACGAATCGTTGCTGCAAGATGCTGCCTTAGCATGGGGAATAAATCCTAAGTCCGAAATGTATAAACTTAATTCTAAATATGTCGGACCATATGGAGAACAAGATGCTGCTTTGACATTAAAGCTGTATGAAAAATTAAAAATAGAATTACAAGAACAAGGATTAGAAGCAATCTACGACTTAGAATGTAAATTAATCCCTTTATTGATCGAGATGCGTTGGAGAGGTGTCCGCGTAGATGAACAAAGAGCAGAAGATATAAGTAAAGACTTATCGCTCAAAGAACAAAAACTATTAGTAGAAATTAAAAGAAAGTACGGTGAAGATGTAAACCTCTGGGCTAATGCTTCTTTACAAAAAGTATTCGATAAAAACAATCTACCTTATCCTAGAACAGAAAAAGGTATGGCTAGTTTCCAAAGGCAATGGCTTGAGGGTCACGAACACGAGCTACCTAAGATGATAGTACAAGCTAGGAAACTTAACAAAGCTAGGACTACATTTATTGAAAAGATGATATCAGAACACGCGGTTAACGGAAGAATACATGCAGAAGCACATCCGTTACGTAACGACTCAGGTGGTACGGTTAGCGGTCGTTTTAGTTACAGCAACCCTAATCTACAACAAGTGCCTGCCCGTGATCCAGAGATAGGTAATCTAATTCGTTCTTTATTTATTCCAGAAGAAGGTTGTCAGTGGGGTGTGTTCGATTACTCACAACAAGAACCTAGACTTACCGTACATTACGCTAATAAGATGGGTTTGGTAGGGGCTAAAGATGCCGTAACCGCCTATAGGGATAAGAACGCGGACTTCCACCAGATAGTGGCGGATATGGCTAAAATACCCCGTAAACAGGCTAAAAATATTAATCTAGGACTTAGTTATGGAATGGGTAAAGCTAAACTTGTAAAAGAACTAGGATTAAACGATTCAGAAGCAGAAGTTCTACTTGCTCAATACCATGAAAAAGTGCCGTTTATTAAAGGATTACAAGATCAATGTGCTCGGGTCGCTATGGATAGAGGATATATAAAAACACTTGCGGGAAGAAGGTGTCACTTCGACCTATGGGAACATAAGTACGATAAAAGCTTACCGTTGCCATTGGAAGAAGCTAGAGAAAAATACGGAGACGTTTTAAAAAGGTCTTATACATATAAAGCCCTTAATAGACTGATTCAAGGTTCGGCAGCTGATATGACAAAATTAGCTATGCTCGGACTGTGGGAAGAAGGAATAGTTCCCCACGTACAAGTTCACGATGAGGTGGACATATCTATACATGATAATGAACAAGCAGCAACAGTTTCAAGAATAATGGAAAACTGTGTCGAACTTGCTGTTCCCCTTGTAGTAGATACTGAACTCGGTCCAAACTGGGGATCAACGGAGGAAATTTAATGAGAGGAATCTCAAAACAAAAAGCTGACGAAAACTCAATACGATACAGGTCTATTTACGATAAATGGTTATCAGAAGAAGCACTTACTCTATCTGAATTAGGAGAAGAGTACGAGGTAACTAAACAACGTATGTGGCAGATCATCACTAGATGCAAACTCGGTAACGGAGATTATTATTACGGAGTAAAACTTGCTAGAGATAAATGGTCTGAACTCTACTCTACTTATAGAGATAAAGAACAAACTCGATTAGCTTTTAATGAATGGTTGGAAAATAATAAAATTAAAGTGATAGGCAATAATAAAAAAGTTGCACCACATACAGGATGGGATATGTTCTAATGTTCGAAGAAGAAAGGTTATGTGAGTATTGTGGGGCAGAGTATGTGACAAAAACACAGACTCAGTTATTTTGTAGTAAAGAATGTAAGCAACAAAATCAATACGATAAAAATAAAAATCCCTACAGTATAACCAATCTTACAGAACATCGTTTCACAGAAGTCCCAAACAGCTACGGAGAATATTACGTAGATCCTGAAATACTTCGTCAAGCAGAACTCTACTCAGATTGTGCTGTAGATGCTAATTTTGGATATAACAGTGAAATTCAAGAAGACTCAGAGGATTTACATATGATATTACG